TCGTGTGCACATGGACTATATGGAACTGTATCGCAAGTACACTTATGAAGAACGCCACAGCTACAGCTTGGATGCTATTGGCGAGTATGAACTTAAAGAGCGCAAGACTGCTTATGAAGGCACACTAGATCAGTTATACAACAGAGACTTCGAAACCTTCATTACATATTCTCGACAGGATGTTGCACTGCTGGACAAGCTGGACAAGAAACTACGCTTTCTTGATCTGGCTAATGAACTGGCACATGCCAACACTGTGTTGCTGCAAACCACAATGGGTGCAGTGGCAGTGACAGAACAAGCTATCATTAACGAAGCACATCATCGTGGCATGGTTGTTCCCAACAGAAAGCAACGTGCGGAAGGCGAGAACACACAAGCAGCAGGTGCGTATGTTGCATATCCCAAAAAGGGTATTCACGAATGGATCGGTGCTATTGACATTAACTCACTGTATCCGTCAGCTATTCGTGCGCTGAACATGAGCATTGAAACTATCGTAGGACAGTTGCGTCCTATCATGACTGACAATCAGATCAAGACTAGAATGATTGAAGGCAGCAGTTTCGCAGACGCATGGGAAAACACTTTCGGTAGCTTGGAATATCAAGCTGTTATGAATCAAGATCCTGCTGTGGAAATCACTGTGGACTGGGAGTCGGGAGAAAGTGAAGTATTCACTGCTCGCCAACTGTACCGCTTTATCTTTGACAGCAACACTCCTTACTGCCTCAGCGCCAACGGCACTATCTTTACATATGAAAAAGAAGGTGTTGTGCCTGGGCTGCTAGCTCGTTGGTATGCAGAACGTAAAGAACTGCAAGCCAAAAAGAAAACAGCTAAAGATAAAAAAGAGGAAGCGTTCTGGGATAAAAGACAGCTGGTTAAGAAGATTAATCTAAATAGCTTGTATGGAGCGATTTTGAATCCAGGTTGTAGATTCTTCGACGGACGGATTGGTCAGTCAACCACACTAACGGGTCGTGTTATTGCCAAGCACATGGATGCCACTGTGAACGAATGTTTAACAGGTGAGTATGACCATGTGGGCAAGACTGTTATATATGGTGATACTGACTCTGTTTACTTCAGCGCATGGCCTGTGATCAAAGACGATGTTGCAGCAGGACGCATGGAATGGGATAAAGATATCTGTGTTAAACTATACGATACCATTGCTGACACTGTAAACGAAAGTTTCCCAGGCTTTATGAATCGTGCGTTTCATTGCACATTAGAGCATGGTGAGATCATTAAAGGCGGGCGCGAACTAGTTGCATCAAGTGGCTTGTTCATTACCAAGAAGCGTTATGCTGTGTTGATTTATGATCTTGAAGGCAACAGGCTTGACGTTGAGGGCAAGAGCGGAAAGGTCAAGGCTATGGGGCTAGACCTCAAGCGTTCAGACACTCCCAAAATTGTGCAGGACTTCCTCAGTAAAATTCTATTGCAAGTGTTGGAAGGTGCAGGCAAAGATAAAATTGTTGAAGAGATCAAAGCATTTAAGGAAGAGTTCAAAGCACTGCCTGCTTGGGAAAAAGGCACACCCAAGCGTGTTAACAAGCTGACTTACTATGGCGACATGGAAAAGAAGCATGGCAAGTTCAACATGCCAGGGCACGTTAGAGCAGCTATCAATTGGAACAACATGCGCCGCATGCACAGCGATACTCGCAGTATTGAAATTGTAGACGGAATGAAAACTATTGTATGTAAGCTAAAGCCTAATCCGTTAGGCATGACCAGTATTGGTTATCCTACAGATGAAAGTCGTATTCCTCAATGGTTCAAAGACATGCCATTTGACGGTGCAGAAATGGAAGAAACTATCGTAACACAGAAAGTAGATAACTTGTTGGGTGTACTTGGTTGGGACTTGACCAACGCAACTAACATCAGTAACACTTTCGATAACCTATTTGATTTTGGATGAGAACATGAACCCAGCAGTTGGCGTAACAAAAATTCTAAATAACTTACAAGAATGTATTGATATTATTGAAGAGATAAACGAGACAAACAAAAATGTCTTACCATCTATCGATTTTATCAATCATTTTTTAAATTTAAAAAATCAATTATTAGATGTAATGCAGAATGAAAAATTTGATCATTTACAGAGTTTATCTAAATCTTGTGAATTAACTTCTGATATTCTTAAGATGGAAGACAAATTTTATGAAATGATAGACCGCTACATTAAGCATCACAAAGAACTACTAAAAGAATTTGATTTATCCTTATATAATGCCAAAGAGCGTATTAAGAATATGTCAGGAGAAAACAGAATTACTTGGTTTGAAGGTTGGAAGAAGAATGAACTTGAATCCGACTTATTCAAAGGAATAATCACTGCTTATAGCAGCTGGGAATATCCTGTTATGGAGATATTTCCAGGCACAGGAGACATGCTACCACATGCCTTAGGTGCAGAACCTTTATACATTGCAGATTGGGATGATTTATTAATAGAAAAAGTCAGCAGTCAGTTCAACGAGTATTATGCTAATAAACGATTAATGAAATACAAAATCGATCAATATGATCTATCAGCATTGCCCCAAACTAGTTTTGGATTTGTATATTGCATCAATTTTATAAACTTTGAGGATTTGGAAAACCTTTTAGTTTTAGCAAAAAATGTTTTCAACTGTTTGATGCCAGGTGGAACTTATGTTTTCACTTATAATAATTCCAACGATTGGTGGAGTGTCAAACATGCTGTAGAAACATTTATGGGACTTGTTGATTCAGAAGAATTGAAACAAGGATTGGAACAAATTGGGTACTCAGTTGAACAAATTTGCAGACCAGATGAACTTAGATTAAGTTATGTTATTTGTAAAAAACCAGGTGAAATAGAGTATATTAAAAACAGCAGTGTATTAGGTAAAATTATTGATAAACCAAACGAATTAATGTAATATATGAAAGATAAAGGAAACAACATGAGAGATTTTCTAGTAGACATCGTTAATCATACCAGCGCATTGGGCAATATCAGCGTTGTAAAGATCACAGGTGACGACCAATCAACTGTAATCGACACAATGGCAGATGACAAGAGCATTGTAGTAAAGGGCACTTTCCACAATGCTAACCCAGAGTTCAAAGGCGTATTTGGTATGCCTAACTTGAGCAAGCTAAACACTATTTTGAATATTCCAGAATACAAAGAGAATGCCAACATTCAGCTGATGACAGCAGATCGCAATGGCGAAACTGTGCCCACAGGCATTCACTTTGAAAATGCTGGAGGCGACTTCCGCAATGACTATCGTTTTATGACTACAGAAGTCATTAACGAACGTATCAAGAGTGCTAAGTTTCGTGGTGCAAACTGGAATGTCAGCTTTGAACCAACTATGGCAGGTATCCAACGCTTTAAGTTTCAGATGCAGGCAAACAGCGACGAAACAGTGTTTATTGCTAAGACTGAAAATGGTGATCTAAAGTTCTACTTTGGTGATCACAGCACACACGCTGGTAACTTTGTATTCCAGCCAGGTGTTACAGGCACACTCACTCGCGGTTGGAGCTGGCCAGTTGTGCAGTTCTTCAGCATCCTTAACTTGGATGGTGACAAGACTGTGAACTTCAGTGATGATGGTGCTGCTATGCTTACTGTAGACAGCGGCCTAATCAAGTACGAGTACATTCTACCTGCACAGAGCAAATAACACTATGATTAAAAAGCTAAGCAAAAAGAAAAATGATGTTAAGTTCATCCGCATAGTTGACGGGGTTGAAGTTGTTTGCTCATTTAACCAATGTATTGACAAGTTCTCCCCAAGTTCACATGAAATTACCAGAAATCCAAATTGGAATGAAGGTAATCCTATTACAAGTGAGACATTCTTTTGGGAATGTAGCGAGTGCGGTAAAAAAATAAACGCAAAAGGCGACAGAACTAAATCATGGCTTAGCTACAGGAGTGCTATTGCAAATGGCAATGAAAGATCATAAGTGGGACATTCTTAAACGACTACCTACAGACTACCGCGATTATGGCGGTAGTATTGAACGTTGGAAACATGTTGATATTGACTATCCAGATTGCAGTGCAGGATGTAAGTGGTTTGTCCCACTTTATGATAAGGAATGGGATGGACAAGATGCTGATTGGGGTGTGTGCACTAACCCCAACAGTGCAAGAGCAGGCCTGCTGACATTTGAGCATCAAGCAGGATTTAAATGTTTTGAAAGTGAATTCGAATGATACCTCAAGATAATATGGCGTTGCGACAGAAGGATTATGCAGTATTCCTTCCTGCGCTCAGTAGTTTTTATAGTTTTCAAATTTGCAAATACGGGCAAAAAATTCAACAACACCGTATTCCACAAGCCATGCAACATGGTATCCAAGGTTTAGATTTTCTGAACCCCGATAAAAGCTACTTTTATTATCCTTGGTGCTTGTACTCAGCTGGCCATGCCATCTTAGATGTTGGCCCAGAAGAAAAAGAAGACATGGTTCGCAACCGTAACCCCAGCAGTTTTGTATTGGGCGACTCAGGTGGGTTCCAGATTGGTAAAGGAGTATGGGAAGGTGACTGGAAAGATCCTAACTGTCCTAAGGCACATGCTAAGCGTGACGGCGTATTGCGTTGGATGGATGCTTACATGGATTATGGCATGGTGCTTGATATTCCCGCTTGGGTTGCTCGCAGCCCTAAAGGAGCGAAAGCTACGGGAATTTCTACATATGCAGAAGCAGTTAAAGGCACGAGAGTAAACAACGATTACTGGATGGCAAACCGCACAGGTCGTTGCAAGTTCTTAAACGTGCTACAAGGCGAAAATCACACAGAAGCTGATGATTGGTATCAGCAGATGAAAGACTATTGCGATCCTAAGAAGTATCCACAAACACACTTCAATGGGTGGGCAATGGGTGGTCAGAACATGTGCGACATTCATTTGGTGTTGCGTCGTGTTGTTGCGCTAATCCGTGACGGATTGCTGGAGGAAGGTGTGCATGATTGGATGCACTTCTTAGGCACAAGCAAGCTAGAGTGGGCGTTGCTGCTTACAGACATTCAACGTGCAGTTCGCAAGCATCATAATCCCAAGTTCACTATCAGCTTTGACTGTGCAAGCCCGTTTATGGCCAATGCTAAAGGTCTTGTTTATGCAGAAACCCGCATGAATGATCGTGAAAAGTGGACCTACAGCATGGAAGCAGGGTTGGACGATAAGAAGTATGCTCGTGACACTCGCTTGTATGGTGACGTTGCTCGTGCAGAAGGTATTCCAACATTTGTTGACAGTCATCTCAGCAAGCATCTCATGGTAAAAGATATTTGCACTTATGCCCCTGGCGATCTTAACATGATCGGTAAGGAAGGCAAGACATCATGGGACAGCTTCAGTTATGCTATTCAAATGGCACATAACGTATGGAAGCATATTGATGCAGTGCTCAGTGCAAATGAGCTGTACAGTCAAGGCATCATGCCCAACATGTTGATTGATGATCGCTTGCATATTCACTTCTTCCGTGATGTAGTTGATGAGATCATTGCTAATGCAGCAACTAGCCGTGCAGATGAACTGATTGAAGAGCATAACAAGTTCTGGATCAGCATTATTGGACAAAGAGGCTATGTTGGTAAAAAGACTATCAACGCCAGCACTATGTACAACAAGCATATCGAAGAGATCGAAGATCCAGATGCTGCTACAGCAATCATTGAAGATCAAATCAAGAACGATACTAAAAAGCCTGCATATAGTGCTAATGAGCAGTTTAACAATTTGTTTGAGTTTGTATAATGAAACGTGCATTAATTCTTGGTCTAGGTATCGGTAATCTTTACAAAGATGTTTATGAGAAGATGGGGTGGTCTGTGGTTACTGTTGACAAAGACAGCAGTAAAAACCCCACCTATAACAACATTGCAGAAGTTGCAGGACGCTTTACAGTAGCACATGTCTGCACACCAAACTTTCTACATGAAGTACATGCAGAAGTTTGTGCAAGGTTGAGCGATGTTGTGTTTGTGGAAAAACCAGGATTAAAGACAGCAGAAGATTGGCAGCGTTTGCTGGATCGTCATCCCACTGTTAGAATTATGATGGTCAAGAATAACATGTGGCGCGACAATATTGATCCTGTTGCACACAACAGCAACATCATTATCAGTTGGCTAAACGAAAATCGTGTACCCAGCCCAGGCACTTGGTTTACTACAAAAGAATTAGCGTGGGGAGGTGTCAGTAGAGATTTGATGCCACACCTGTTGAGTATCTTTGTTATGATGCTACCAAACGAGTATCGTAAAGCAGATTTAATTTCTAAATTTTCCAATCAAGTATGGCAGTTAAACGATGTAGTGAACACAGATTATGGCACAGTTGATCCCAACGGCGTTTACGATGTAGACGATGTTGCTCAATTAGTATTTGCATACAAGAATGTAGAATACATATTAACTGCCAACTGGCGCACTAGAAATATGGATGATCGTTCTATTCGTTATGTAAAAGGCGGATGGGAGCAAGGCAAGATTAATTTAGGACTTTGCCCCGAAGAAGCATATGCTGCAATGATCACAGACGCACTAAACAACATTAAAAACGATGATTGGTGGCAGCATCAAAAAGAAATTGACCTTTGGATACACAGTATAGTAGAAAAGATATCATGAAGACAAGATTATTAGCAACAGAAGGCAAGGGTTATTTTGAAGAAGTAGAATGGTCTGTTCCCATTTACAATGATGATCAGATCCGTGTTAAAGCAGTGATGACTGGGGTATGTCGCAGTGATGTGGACATGATGCAGGGTAAGTTTGGTCCACTACCTCTGGGTATGCAAGGGCATGAAGGCCTGGGGCAGGTTGTTGCAGTAGGTGCCAACATCACAGATTGTAAGGTGGGCGACTATGTTGCTACTCGTGGCGAACCTGCATATGCTGACTACTACAATGCAGACAAAGGCACTTATGTTACAGTGCCTGCTGCTGAACCAAAGTTTATATTAGAACCCATTGCCTGTGGTGTGAACTGTATTACACAGCCACTAAGTGCACTTAAAAACAAAGAAGGCGCCAATGTTAGATTTGCTATTATTGGCAGTGGTTTTCTTGCATGGGTAGCCTACTGCACTATACAAGAACTAGATCTCAAATTCGACATCGAAGTTATAGGTCACAGCAATCGTGACTTATGGGACAGTGCTAATGTTCAATTGAAAGACAAACTGCAAGGTCAGTATGATGTTATACTGGATCTCAAGTATGGCACAGAAGTATTTCACGACGATGTTACTAATCCAGGCGCACTGGTCATATTGGGTTCTCAGCGCAGTGTATTAACAGACTTCAGCAAACTACTTTGGAATGCCTGCACAATGGTATTTCCCAGCCCCCGCCATCATACATTTATAAACAGCATGGAACTAGCTCGCAGTTTGGTACAGAACCCCGAATATCAGATTGACAAATTCTGGACTAAAGGGTATAATCGTGATACTGAATGGTACAAAGCCTTTAGTGACAGTCTAAATAGAACTGTTAATTTCAGTCGTGCTTACATTTACTGGGACAACTAATGTATAGAATTTATGAAGGAACCAAGACCAGCGGCGTTACTTACTTTGTTGGTCCAGAAGTAGAACACACACCGCTTTATGGTGTGCTTACTCTGTTTGTCGTAGGCATACAGCCTATTGAGGAAATTCTACAGCTAGCCAAAGAGCATAACGTAGAAGCAGTTTACTTTGGTACAGCCACCAGCTTTAATCCCAAAAGCGAAAAAGATATCGAGTACGATGCTTGGGACAATATGATTATGGCAGTGCTAGATGCAGGCTATTGGGCTACTTTGGACTTTGATGTTTGGCATAGCCCTGGTGTACACCAAATGACCTGCGCCAAGCATAACAAGTTTGTGCCTATGATCAGTGTAAAGATCGGCTATGTGCGCCAGTTTAATAACAATGCCACACTAAAGATTGATGATATCGATTTTGATAAGAGCAATCCGGGCGTTTGGAGTTGGCCCGTAAACGAACTGTTAAAGCGTGACAAGTTTACACATTGGTCATTATATGTTCAAGATAAGATTATCAAATAAAACAGTTGACAGTTACTTCAAATCTGTTATAGTGATACTATGAAAAACGAAGATAGACACGAATTTTTTGACTGTGAATGTCACAGTTTGGATCACCTAATGAGGGTGAGCATTTATCAGTGGGTAGACAGTCCAACTGAAGAACACGAAGTTGATTTGACTTTTTATATACAAGCCAGTTCGGAACTGCCTTGGTATCGCAGACTTTCACTAGCACTAAAGTATTTGTTCACTGGCAACAGTAACGAATGGTATAGCAGCACACTATTGAGACACAAGGATGTTCCGCGTCTCAAGGCAATTATCAAAGATTATGAAACCCGTATCAAGGACCTAAAATGAGCATTTGGACAAAAGTAAAAGACATTTTTAATCGTGCAAGTAAGTCATATGATTATGCATATGATGTGGATGTTGTTAGCCCAATGGTTGTTAGTTTGCCAAAAGGCAAAGTAGAACCCAAGCGTTTTATTTGGGTTACGTTTCAAAAAGAAGGCATCCATAAGTATCCAGCAGCACTTACGGATCCAAAGCTAAAGACAGGCGATGAGTATGATGTTAGCTTTTTGGGCTACCCACATCGTCACACATTCCATTTCCGTGTTATGATCGCTGTTAACCACAATGATCGTGACATTGAATTCATCCAGTTTCAACGCTGGTTGACAAAGTTGTATAGCAGTGCTATCTTACAACTTGACTACAAGAGTTGTGAAATGATTGCAGAAGACCTCTACGTTCAAATCGCAAAGAAGTATCCGGGCAGGACAGTGGTTATTGAAGTTAGCGAAGATAACGAAAACGGTTGTAAAATCAAGTGGGAACACTAAACATGAAGAACAAGCTAGTTAACAAAGTATTTGACGATCTCGACGCCTATCGCAACTTTTGTCGCGATTTTGGGTATGTGTTCAATGAGAAGGATCTCTACAAGCGCAATACTGTATGGTCACAGTATGAACGCTTCAAGCGTGGAGATCGTGTTGTAAACAACTGGGAAGAAGATTCCCGGACAATGTCCAACTGATAACTGATGTCCAGCCCGGACGACTTCATACCAATTCAATTGGAAGACATTACAGCGGCCTGGCAACAGGTCGCTTTTCCATTTTCGCATAAGAAATTTATTGGATCAAAAGGCTACACTAGATATCTGAACCTAAATAGAGTTAAGGCTATGTTAGATCAAATGGAATTAAAACAACATCAAGATTTCGTTTTTGACAACAGGAAAACTCTTGAAAGTTATAACGAGATTGTAGTAAAATTTAAAGATCAAGGCAATGCTACTATTGCTGTTATCAAATGGTTAGGAAGCGATTGGTACAATGGACGATAAAGAAAATATCCGTGTAATTGACGGCGTCGAATATAAACTTCGTAGCCTTGAAGAACTAGACGAAGTTATTGATGAAATTATGGAACGTAATCCTTGGTTTGAACCGTTGATTAACAAAATCGTTAACGATATTAAAGAAGAACAACTTAAAAAGAAGAAGTAAATGTTATATTTGGTAGATTTAGAAGCAGTAGATACACGTTATACCAAGCAGTGGAAAGAACACTTGCCCAAGCAGCTGGAAGCAGCTGGTGTTCCTGTTACAGTCATCAGCGGTGGCAACGTCCCAATGGAAACAACTCCTGGGGCGTTTTTGAACTTTGCTGCCACAAACAATTATAAAAGCCAACAAATGTTGGAAATTAGTCGTGAGTTTAGCTTTGGTAATATCAAGGACGGCGACTATTTCCTTTACACAGATGCTTGGAACCCCACTGTTATACAGCTAAAATATATGGCAGAACTGTTGGGTATTAAGATCCGCATTGGCGGTATGTGGCATGCTGGCAGTTATGATCCTCAAGACTTTCTTGGTCGTTTGATTGGCAACAAACCTTGGGTGCGTAATGCAGAGTTCAGTATGTTCAACTGCTATGACGACAACTTCTTTGCCACACGCTTCCATGTCAACATGTTTGCAGAAAACCTGTTTGATATTGATCCACTGTTTGATGATGACGCTGCTGAAGAACTAATGCAGCTCTATCCCAGCGTTAAGATTGTTGGTTGGCCCATGGAATATCTTAAAGATATACTGGCGCCGTATGCTAACACACCCAAGAAGAACAAGATTATCTTCCCACACAGACTTGCTCCCGAAAAGCAATTGGATATCTTTAAGGACCTTGCTGCTGAACTGCCAGAATATGAATGGTTTGTTGCACAAGAACACAAGCTAACCAAAGACGAATATCATACGCATTTGGCAGAAAGCAAGATTGTGTTCAGTGCTAACCTGCAGGAAACACTGGGCATCAGCATGTATGAAGGTGCACTAGTTGGCACATATCCTATTGTTCCAGATCGTCTTAGCTATAACGAAATGTGGGAAGATGGTAACTTATATCCTAGCGAATGGACAGACAACTGGGAAGCGTATGAACGCAACAAACATCTTTTGATCAATATTATCCGTCAGACAATGAATAACAGCGAAGATCATTTAAGTCACGCTGCAAAGCAAAGTGCAGTATGGGCAGACAAGTTCTTTGACGGACGAGAATTATATAACGCAATTAAAAAATACAGCAATATTGCACCACGATCCTAAATATCGTATAATACAAACAACTGGAGTTAAGAATGTCAGTATCAGAAACTATTCGTAATCGTATTAAGGCAGCAGGTGCACGTTATTGGGCAGGTGATAACATCAGTCAATATATCCAGCCAGAAGAAAAAGATCAGCTAATCGACGAACTGCACAAGCGTTTTGATGCAGTATTGGACAGTCTTGTTATTGACAGAGAAACTGATCCCAACAGCATGGGCACAGGTCGTCGTTTGGCTAAAATGTATGTCAACGAAATTATGAGCGGGAGATATGAGAGTGCACCAGATGCTACAGCGTTTCCGAATGATAGCGAAGAACGTTACGAAGGTATGTTGGTTGTGCGTAGTGAGTTACGCAGTGTATGTAGCCACCATCATCAGCCTGTTAGCGGGGTTGCTTATATTGGTATTATCGCTGCCAAAAAGCTAATTGGTCTTAGCAAATATACCCGCATTGCACAGTGGTGCGCTCGGCGTGGCACATTACAAGAAGAACTTTGCAACGATATTGCTCGTGAGATTATGAAGGCAACGGGCAGTGAAGATGTTGGTGTTTATATCCAGGCTCAACACGGATGCTGCGAAAATAGGGGCATTATGGCACATAGTTCACTGACACAGACTACTGTGTTAAAAGGTGCTTTTAAAGATGATGTTGGTACGAAAAAAGAATTTTTTGACAACATCAAGTTACAGCAGGATTTCTCTCCACGTTAAACTTTTTACGAAGTTTATACGGGGAGGTTTGAAAATGTCTCGCAGCAGCACCAATTGAAGGAAATATTTGTCCGTTAATTTGTACAGGCCTACAATTTGGATTATTATTTTGCTGCTGCATTCTTTTTCGTTGTTCAGGTTTTTTCATAGGGTTGTCATTAAGCATCCTATTTCTAACTTGTTCAACTATTTTTGGAGAGGAAAATATATTGTCTTTTCCTCTCCTATATGATCCTTTTCTTTTTCGTGTTTCTACCATTTTTTGATAAGATTCTTCAGTGCAATACATTTGCGGACTTTGCATTTTAGAAGTATCATACGTTTTATCAAATAGTAAGTAAGCATACATCATTTTATGCTTATACTCTTTATCAGTTATTTTGATTAATAATTTATGGCACAGTCTATGTTCTTTATAAGTTAACACAACTAAATTAGCATCAGAGTCATTTCCTCCCATGCATCTTGGAACAATGTGATGTGTTTGTAATCCATCCCCAACTTGTTTGATTCTATTCTTTGCTTTGGCTGACTCAATTATTGAAAAATATAAGTTAGTATATTTGTTCTCTAAAAATATAGACATACACTGCACCTTTTTGTTATTATTATTTAATAAAATGGATGTTGTGAAAAGTATGTATATTATATTCAAGTTACAACAGGATTGGGCTCCTAGATGATTACCGTATTATCAGCAGAAATCAAAAGTAATCCTGAAACATTTCAACCAGAAGTGCAGTTCACAGCCAGTATTCCTTTAACGCTGTACGTTACCAGCACTAAAGAAACACAAGGCTTAACCGAAGCTGAAATATACGAAAAGTTAGGCAGAGAATTAGTTAAGAAAAGTTTTGCAATGGCTAAGGAAAAATCTAAATGAAATGGTTTGATAAGTGGTTTGCTAAAAAATGTAAACAAGCATGGGACAATGCACATAGCTTACCTGTTGCTGTTCCTTCTAATGCAATCAGACCCTACGATGGATTAAACAGCAACGGACTTAACATGACTATCTATCAAGCAGATGGTGGAAAGATTGTTGAGTTTCGCCATTATGATCCTGTTAAGGATCGCAACATGAATAGCCTACACGTTATTACAGAACAAGAAGATTTTGCCGAACGACTTAGCCAAATCATTACTATGGAAATCATGCGAAACGGAATGCGTTGATGGATCACGAATACGAAAAATTTAAACGGTTTATAAAAATTGTGCAAGACACAGTTTATCATGAACCAGAAACTCCTAACTTTCACAACAAGATTATCGACAGTGTAATTAATGATATACTGTTGCCGTTAAACTTGCCCAAGGACAGTAAAATATTAGATGTTGGTTGCGGCAGTGGCTATTTCATGCGAGCCATGCGTAACTTTGGATACAATGATGTTTTAGGTATCACTCTTAACGATGAAGATATTGCTGAGTGCAATAAAGCAGATTTGAAGACACTGAAAAGTGATTTTACTTTTATCGATTTGCCAAATGACTATGCAGACTTTATTTGGTGTAGACACAGTTTAGAACATAGCGTATTTCCGTTCTTTACATTATTAGAATATAACCGTCTGTTGAAAAATAATCATCAGATGTATGTAGAAGTACCTGCTGAGCGCACCGATCGTAAGCATGAAGAAAATGGCAATCATTATTCAATTATGGGCAATGAAATGTGGGCTAACTTATTTGTCAAAGCAGGCTTTGATGTGGAATATATCAAGCAATTCACATTTGATTTAACTGACGATCAAAGTGGAACACCCGTACAACAAACAGAAAAGTTTTATCTGTGTATGTTGACCAAAAGAGCTGAAATGTGGAAAGACTAACGTGACTAGCAAAAGAGATTGGGATCTGTTTGCTATCGGACAGTGGTACCGAGGTGCTGAAAAATATCTCGGTGACAGTCCTGTATTTGATATTCCATTATATACCCAATTTAAAATGATGGAAGAATATCCTGCACTAAGAGAATTGTGGGATCAATATTGCGTTTTTCTTTTATTATGCTATAATCAACAACGAAATAAAGACACTAAGTAATGCTAGAGGCCTTTGACGCTCATCCCTCTATAAACATTCTGCGTGTCATCACACTTACTCGCTAATATGGAGGCAAGAGATGGCGATTAATAACACACCTATCACTTACAAATATGTAAGTACCAAAGAATACCATGATGCTTTTCCTTGTGCATATAGACAGTGGCGTGCAGACAGTCATTGTAATATGATTCATGGTTATAGTTTTTCAATGAAGTTCTATTTTGGAACAAATGATCTGGATGTTCGCAACTGGGCAGCTGACTACGGCGGTCTTAAAGAACTTAAAAAGACATTGGAAGATCAATTCGATCACACATTGCTGGTAGCAGAAGATGATCCTGAGTTGGCTACATTCAAATTGCTACAGGAAAAGAAGATGGCTAAACTAACCATTCTTCCCAAGCTAGGTTGCGAAAGTCTAGCAGACATGCTGTACAAATATGTTAACGGCGTTTATATTCCAGACATGTGGGGACCAGGCGAAGCAGCTCGTTTGTGGTGCTTCCGTGTGGAAGTTCGTGAAACACAGGCTAACATGGCTTACCGTGAAGGCCATCGTGAATGGAACGAAGAACTAATCTAATGAAAAGTTTTACTGTTACATTGGAACAAGATGAGAATGGCGACTTACTGTTGCCATTCCCAGACGAACTGCTAACTGACATGGGTTGGGCAGAAGGCACAGAATTGGAATGGAAAATTAATCCAGATGGTTCTGTAGAAATTACAGAAAAGAAAGCAACACCAAATGAGTAAAGAATATCTATACAGCGAAATTTTCTACAGCATGCAAGGCGAAGGACATTACACAGGTGTTCCTACACTTTGGCTACGCTTCTTTCTGTGTAACTTGCAGTGCAATGGCTTTGGACAAGTTGAACCCACTAACCCCAGTAGTTGGGTGTTGCCATATGAAACACTAGATACCACTCCATATAAGACTATGGAAGAACTACCTGTGTTTCCTTATGGTTGCGACAGTAGCTACAGCTGGGCTAAGAAGTTTAAACATATGCAGCGCAAAGGCACGCCTGAGGAAATTGCTGATCGTATGACAGCATTGCTCAAGAATGATCTCAATCCACAGGGCTTGCTAAAGCATCCCAACAGTGGACAAGAAGTTCATATGTGCTTTACAGGCGGTGAGCCTTTGATGAAGCATGCACAGGAAGCTGTTATCGGTATCATGCAGCACTTGCGTCAAATGAGCAATGTTCCCAAGTATATTACATTTGAAACAAATGGCACTCAAGAACTTACTCCAGAATTTCTAGATCACTTTACTAACAAAGGACTGTTCCCAGGCGAAGTGTTCTTTAGTGTTAGTCCCAAGCTATGGAGTGTAGCAGGTGAACGTGCAGACAAAGCTATTTGCCCAGAAGTTGTTCGCGGCTATAACTTAATGAGCGATGCAGGTCAGTTGAAGTTCGTTGTTAACGGCAGCAAGGAAGCATGGGACGAATTGGAAGAAACTGTTGCTAAGTTTCGAGCTGCTGGTGTAAGATATCCTGTTTGGATCATGCCTGCAGGTGCCACTGTTGAAGGACAAAAGGGCTTGTTGGAAGGGCATGGCAGTGCAGGTTGGATTGCTGATGAAGCACTGCGTCGTGGATATAATGTTGCTGCAAGAGTACACGCATACCTTTGGGATAACGTAATAGGTAAGTAATATTATGAAACTGATTGTTGCAGGTTCTAGGTCAATTACTCATCACGGGACACTGGCCCGTGCTATTGAATCAACGAAAATTAAACCCACTAAAATCATAATTGGTAATGCCAAAGGTGTAGATGCACTGGCAGAAAATTATGCTGCTATTAAAGAAATTCCCTGCGAAATCGTAGATGCACCTTGGGACTTATATGGTCGTCCAGCGGGTGCTGTTCGCAATGAACGTATCACAAATGAAGCAGATGCACTTTTAGCTATATGGGACGGACAAAGTAGCGGAACAAAAGAGCTAATTAAAATGATGAATAAGAAAAACAAAACGGTTTTCTTATATTTGGTAGAATAAAAATAATGAATGAAGGTGTGAACTGTTTAATTTTTGCAGGCTGTTCTGGTGCAAGCACATTAGTTAAATCTGCAGGGCCTTATAGAATTGCTACCGAATTGAGGTCAGCTGGATATACAGTTCAAGTTGTAGATTTAGCAGATGATATCGATTTTAATATAAAATATAAATTAGTTTTAAAAAAGTTTGTAGGTAAAAATACGCTATGGGTAGGGTTCAGTAATACTTTTTTAAAAAGTATTTTTGGAACTATGGTTTTTTCTTCTAAGGAAGAGGAAGTCTTGTTTCATTCAAGACATTCAAACATAGATAGAAACTTTAACGAATTTATTAATTACACCAAATCTATAAATCCTAACGTGAAGTTTATTGCAGGAGGTGTAAGAACTTTTAATCTAGAAAAGTATGGCTTCTATTTGTTAAAAGGTCATACAGATAAAGAAGTAGTTGACTTTACAGATAAATGCCGCAAAAACGAAGAAATTAAAACACAAGTTATTGTTAACAGAGAATTTAAAAATTTTCGAACATGCAACATTGTATTTCAAAAAAATGATGTGTTCAATAACGAGCAGTTTCTACCTGTTGAGATAAGCAGAGGGTGTATCTTTAAATGTAAATTCTGTAATTTTCCTTTGAACGGCAAAAAGAAATTTGATTACATAAGAGATTATTCTATTCTTCGCGATGAATTCATCTGGAACTATGAAAAATTTGGAATAACAAATTATGTTTTTTCAGACGACACATATAATGATTCAATAACAAAAGTAAAAGAACTGTATGACAATGTGTTTAGTAAATTGTCTTTCAAGATTAAATTTATAACATACATGCGATTAGACTTGATCATGCGGTTTACTGAGATGGCACACATTTTAGCAGAAAGCGGATTAACTAATGCTAGCTTTGGTATAGAAACTTTGGATTACGACAATGCAAAACTAATCGGTAAAGGTGTTCATCCGCGAGAACAAATTGAATTTATTCATGAGTTAAAAAATAATTATTGGAAAAATTATAATATAAAAATTGTAAGCGGTTTCATAATTGGTTTACCTTACGATAACAAAAAGAAAATACAAGAGTTAAGAGATTGGATCAATAGCGATGATAATCCGTTGGACTCTTGGAGAACAGAAATATTAGATCTTCAAAATATCGATAATGATATCAATGCCAGCGAATTCAGTTTGAATTATAAAAAGTACGGGTATGAACTTGTTTCGGATAAGAATAACTATCAAATTTGGAAACACGATAAAATGGATTTAACTTACCAAGAACTGATAGAAGAAAAATCACAGTTTGATTTTGAAAGAAAAAATTCAGACAAGCAATATCATGCAGGATTTATTATGGAACAAAAAACTAACTTGTTCAAAGATATTAACATAGTATTAAATACCAAAGCAAAAGAATTAGACAAACTGGAAACAGAAGGTAATTTACTAGAAAATTATCAAAAAGAATATTTTAACAATCTAATGAAATTGGAATTGCCTAATGAAAAAGGATGAAACTATAATACCATTTAATGACGAAGAGGAAGAAATAGACTTCGTTGTGCAAATGATTTACACTTATATCAAAGCTCAGATCAAGTTGGGACGCACAACTATACAACTCAGTGAAATATACGAGTTTTGTGGTAGCGAGTTCGAGGGGACTGCGGAAGAGGATCTTACCTTAGTTTTAACAGAATCTCCCGAAAATGTGGTCAGTTTATGGGATTATAAGCGTAAAAACAAGCTACATTAGGGGCTAACCAGCTGAAAAAGCTGGTGAAAATATTGGTTGACAACCCCTATAAGTATGCTATTATAAGGTATAAGTTAAACAAGGAGCTTACGATGCGTAAGGTGCTTTTGGGAATAGCCGCTGCTGCTACGGTATTAATTGGCAGCATTGAAATGGCAGACGCCCAACAGCGTCGTAACGGTCAAGGGTATGCCCCGCGCGGTGGATATGCTCAGCAATATCGCGGGGGTGGTAACTATTACCGCAATAACGGTAACCGTTATGTCCAAAATAACTATTACGGCGGACGTCGTGGGGGTGGTTGGAATGGTAACGGTGCTGCCTGGGCTGCTGGCGGATTGGCAGTTGGCGCAGTCTTAGGCGCTCTTGCTGCTCAACCATCATATGCGTATCCTGCACAGCCATATTGGGGAGGCGGCGCTTATGCTCCTCCTGTGCCTGCTTGTCAGCCTGTTATTGTTGGACGCTACTGGAACGGATTTAACTGGGTTCCCCAATACGCTCCCGGTTGCTAAGAGGATCAATGATTAAAGATATTTTCAATAAGTTATTTGGTGCAGAAGAGAAGATCACAGAAAAACCTGCTGCTGCACCCAAAGCTAAGAAGCCACGTAAGCCAAAGAAAACAGGCCCAGAAGTTAAAGTGTTGAACTTTGACTTTGATCCTGCTAATCCAAAAATGGGTAGCATGGAATTGGACTGGAACGAAGAATTCGTTGTGGCATTGCGTAAAGCAGGCTATACTGGTGTGCAGGACGAGGATGTGGTTAACCAATGGTTAACTGACGTTTGCAAGACTATTGCTACCGAGCAAATCAACAACATGCCAGACAATGTTCGTTATATCCAACGCAAAGACAGCGGGGACGGTAAAGCAGAATATTCATGATTGTTCTGGTTTACGGTGATGAAGTTGCAGCAGGCGCTCTGTTAAAGAAGCCATATGCTTGGGCTAACCAAGATATATTTGAACGTGGATTAGGTCCACGTCCCCATCCTAAAAATCTTCCATTTAGTTTTGGCTTTAAAACAGCACTGTCCTTACATGCAGGATTTATGTGTGGCGCGGCTGAAAAAAGCACTTTTTATCAAATCCGCGATTCTTACACAGAATTTGCCAGCAAGAACAAAGACTTATTACCTATAATTTCGTGGTCAGATGAGAATTTGCAGTTTATTGACGAAATCGAGGCATGGGGTGCGGAATTACCGTTAGCCGCGTTTATAAACACTAAAAAAACATTTAAACCCAAATGCAACAAATGGATTTGGAACACCGAACACTATAGCACAGAAATATGGGCAGCTAACAACAGTTACCTCATAAAAGGTACCAATCATCTGTCCAATCAAGGTCATGTAGAGCTGTCTAACATAGTGTTAGACTACTTGACAAGAACGTTAAATCTTGCTATATTAGAACCATGCGATACCTTTTAGTAGACACAGCGAATATGTTTTTCCGCGCCCGGCACATTGCTGCACGGGGTAGTGACACCTGGAGCAAGCTAGGGCTTAGTCTCCATATTACATTCAATGCGCTACTAAAGGTGCATCGTTTGTTCAACCCAGATCATGTGATCTTTTGTTTGGAGGCACGCAGTTGGCGTAAGGATTTTAAGAACAGTTACAAGCGCAACCGCACAGAAGCTCGTGAAGCAATGAGCTCAAAAGAAGCAGAAGAAGATAAACTGTTCTGGGAGACCTATGATGTATTCACCAAATTCCTTAATGAGCACACTAATTGCTCCGTGGTTCGAATCGAACGTGCAGAAGCAGATGATGTTATTGCCCGTTGGATTGATCTTCATCCCATGGATGAACATGTTATCGCTAGCACAGACAGCGATTTCTACCAACTACTGCAACCCAATGTCAAAATCTACAACGGAGTAACTAACCAGATTATCACACTGGATGGTTACTTTGACGACAAGATGCAGCCAGTTAAGGACAAGAAAACCAAAGAACATAAGACTGTGGGCGACCCCGCTTTTATTTTGTTTGAAAAGTGTATGCGGGGCGATCCCACAGATAATGTTATGAGTGCATATCCAGGCGTGCGTACCAAAGGTACTGCTAAAAAAGTAGGCCTTACAGAAGCCTTTGCGGATAAAGACCGCAAGGGCTTTGCCTGGAATAATATGATGCTGCAACGCTGGACAGATCACGAAGGCGTTGAGCATCGTGTATTGGATCGTTATGAAGAGAACCGCACACTGATTGATCTTCGTGCACAACCTGAGGATATCAAGACTGCTATAGACAGTCAGCTTATGGCTATTGTGCCCAAGCGAGTACCAATGGTAGGTGCACATTTTATGAAGTTCTGCGGCAAGTATGAACTTGATCGTATGAACCAAAGTGCAACACAGATTGCAGAAATACTAGGAAAAAGTTTGCCAAAGGAAGTAGCATGAGCAATTACAAAGCCAAACCTATTGTAGAAAACAAGTTTTGGATTTTAGAAAGCGATGAAGGCAGCCGTGTAGGCACAGTTGCAGTCAAGGATAATCGTGTAAAGGTTATCATTAACGACAAGCCTCTGGAGTTCAATACACTAGATGAATTCATTGGCAAGTATGATGTAAGTTTTACTAAGAAGTCTAAAGAATTTAAACAGGAAAAGTCTAACGAAATCTATGGTTATACTACCAACACAGAGCCATTTAATGCACTGTGGAATGTGGAAATGAAGGTACCTGTTTATACTAAGAACAACAAAAGCAACAGCTATCATTGTGCAGGCTATTACATTATCCAATTTGAAAGCGGATGGGTGAAGAGTTTCTGTCCTAAACTGATTACACTACAGCGTTATCCTTTTAAAGGTCCATTCAAGACCAAGTTGGAAATGTTGGAGCAGATGAGGATTCATAATGAAACGATTTAATGCACATAACATTCGCAACCTAATTGAAAAAGCTCGTCATACCAAGACCAACATTGTGCTGACCAAAGCAGAGTGTGACAACTATATTGCTGACCTAGCAGACATGTTGCTGTATATCAGTGAACTGGAAGAACGTCTACAGGCAGCAGAAAAAACCATCAGTGAAAACACAGTGGAAGTTGAGATGGTTGGAGATAAATTCTAGCAGCATATAATCCTTGCTAAATACTTGCGGTTAAAGAGTATATCAATGAGTAGACCGAAACCTCAAGTATTGCTAGAGCAAGCAAATAGAACTACCTACAAGTCAGATCAAGTTCTGGCCAGCGAAGGTATATGGGCAGTGTATTACGACAACGCTCCCATTAACTTAAAAACTGCCAGCCTAGTTAGCCAATATCCTGGACCTAAATATAAGAAAGTGTCTTTCTCAAATCCAGGACATGCGATCAATTTATGTAAGAAGCTGAACACACAATTTAAGACCAACAAGTTCAGCGTGGTTCTTCTAAATCAGGGGTCGCAAATATTTCCACCCAAGTCTTAAAAACAAAACAAGAATGGACATTAGAGATGATAGCTGAGGCTACACAAACTCAGCCACATCTTGTTGAACTAGCCAAAAGCTATGTTTTGTTTTGGTATAACTTAAATGAAAGCAGAGGGTTTCGTTTAACGCAACGTGCCTGTGATTTACTGATAAGTTCTGGGTATGAATACTGGCGCTATGAGATCCAAAAAGAAATGGTCAGTACAGGTAAAATCCTGCTGCTTTTGGACGAAAAGCTCACCGTTCCTTGGCACCTACAGCGCAATCGTTTAACAGTGTTTGATCCCCAAATGGCTTTTGCTATGAACCTAAGCCAAAATGATTTAGTCCAATCTATCAATCTTTTGTATTGACAGAATCCCCATCCTGCCATACATTAACAATATGACAAACGCAACAGAATATCCCATTCAAATGCTGTTGGCTGCTGCTATTAAAGCACATGAAGCCAACGATGGATTCATTGGCAGCAGGGACTGGAGCCCCAAAACCAAAAACAGCCGCATGATGGCTGAGTATTTGGAAAAGGGCGAAGACCTAAGAAATTATACAGCCAAGGCTGACCAAATTATTGCTTACTGTCAAACCAAAATGATGGAGCTGATTTCGGGTAATTTAACCCCGTATTGGCAGGGCATTTTGGATGCTGTTAACCGTCCCTCAGTTGGACGCACAGACTACAAAAACTTTGGACTAATTGCCAGCGTTCCTCAGGCTTATTATCGCAGTGTTAGCCGTGATGAAGCCACAGAGAAGCGTGAACAAGCCTCAGTTAGCAGCCAGCATTTTGGCAAGATTGGGGACAGAGTAGATTTGGTTGTGGAAATCATCAGCAAAATCTATTCAGTAAAGTATGGACGTCACTTCTATACGGGCATTACATCCGAAGGTAATTTGGTTAACTTTCCAGGTGGCGATGAAGTGGCTGTTGGAGCCAAAGTCCAAATGGGCGCTCGTGTGCGTAAGCACGTTGAGTCCAATACTACCATGCTGAACTATGTCAAATTTAAGGTTGACAACTTAGCATAATACGCTATAGTAAGAACATAGACATTAAGGAGGTTTATATGTCTGCACTAACAGAACACCGTACAGTAACTTTGGCACATGCCAAAAACGAAATCGCAGTTTGCGTTAAGAAGAAGCGCCCTGTGTTCCTTTGGGGACCTCCGGGCATTGGTAAGTCAGAATTGGTCGCTGCTATTTGCGACAGCATGCAGGGCAAGTTGTATGACTTGCGTCTTGCACTTATGGATCCGTCAGATCTTAAGGGTGTGCTTTACTACAACCCTGCTAGCGGCAACGCTACTTGGTCGTCCCCACCCGACCTTCCCACTAAGGAAGAAGCTGCACAATATCCAATTACTTTCCTTTTCCTTGATGAAATGAACTCCGCTCCGCCTGCTACACAGGCTGCTGCATATCAGCTGGTTCTCAACCGTAAGGTTGGTACTTACGAGTTGCCGGATAATTGCGTGGTTATTGCTGCTGGTAACCGTGACACTGACCGCGGTGTTACATACCGCATGCCTAGCCCGCTGGCTAACCGCTTTATCCATCTTAATCTGCGTCCAGACTTTGAGAGCTGGCTGTCGTGGGCTATTGACAACCAAGTGCATGCGGACGTTGTTGGTTATCTATCGCACCACAAGGTTGACCTGTTCAACTTTGATCCCAAGAACAGTTCACAAGCGTTTGCTACTCCGCGTAGCTGGACGTTCGTTAGCGACCTGCTGCGTGTGGAAATGAACGAGAGCGAACTTACTGACCTTGTTGCAGGTACAGTTGGTGAGGGTATTGCACTGAAGTTTGCAGCACACCGTAAGGTGTCCGCGGACATGCCCAAGCCTGAACTTATCCTTGCTGGTAAGGTCAAGGAGCTCAAGCGTAAGGACATCAGCGCAATGTATGCGCTCAGTGTTGCACTGTGCTATGAGCTCAAGGACTCATACGACAAGATTGGCATTAAAGACAATGATGCCTGGCATGAACAGGTGGACAATGTGTTCCGCTTCATGATGGATAATTTTGATGTGGAAATGCAGGTCATGCTAGCACATAGCTGCTTGGTTAACTACAAACTCCAGTTCAAGGCTACCAAACTGAAGAACTTTGCGGAGTTTAATCGCAAGGTGGGACCTTACGTTTTGGCAGCAGTGCAGCAGAAGTAATAGGTGCTAACCTCCTGCTAACAAAAAATAGCACCTATACCTGGGGGAGAGTGTGTGCAGCACTTTCCCCTTTCTTCTTAGCCCACGTCTCCCGCATCTTAGCTTTAGTTTCTTCACTGTGGCGAGATCTCTTCTTTCCAAGTTTAGCTTCACTTAGCTTTTTCTTATGTTCTTCACTAAAAGGTTTTTTCTTAACTCTTAACTTATCCTTATGTTCTTCGGATAAGGTTCTGCCTTTTAACTTAGCAGATCTTTTAGCATTTGATTCTTCAGATTGCTTCCTGCTCTTATTAAACTGACGTATCTTTTCCTTACTTTCCTCAGTCCAAATCCGCATACGATTTTGTTCAGCAGTTATTATACCGCGCTGTTCTCTTAATTTAACCCAAAGTCTAACAGGTATTCTGTGTCGTTTGCGGTCACGATCCATACTCATTGCCCAAAATGCATGCCACATTTTCTTAACGTCATCAGGTAAGTGAACCATTTTAGTCAACAACCAATGACAGATAAAATGTTCTTTGGCTGTTAAATTTACTCTGTTTATTGAATTGGAATGTAAATTTGGAAACATACTGCGAGGCAGCACATGATGTGATTCAGTGTATTGACTTGTAGTGCGATCTTTTGCTTGGGCTATGATCGCATAATACCAACGTGTATAGCGATTTTCTAAGAACCGACCTTGATGATCGTAAATATTCATGCTGTTGTCTCCTTGTAAGACGATAGAGTGGTTGGGAGGTGGTGCTCCGTGAACCACAATTATTTAGCTATCCTTTTATCAACTTAATTCAAACCAACCTACATCCAACGCAACATCTAATCCATTGCTGTCTGGTGCAGCAACAAACAATAATACATCGCTAACACCTGCAATAGTGCGGCCAAACTGTTGATTGAAATCACTTGGACTACCCAAATCTACTCTGGTACTGGCGCTGAAGTATCCTTGGGTTATCGCAGTGCCGCCAGTAAACCCAGTGGCGCTGGTATCATATTCTACTATACCGTTGGTAGTGCTTTGCCAACTGGGGCTACCTGTAAGTGTTGGATTTAACAACAGTTGCCAATGACAGTTTTTAGGAGCACTGCTGCTGGTAGCAATCATACTTTGTAACTGTGCAAGTCTTACAATGGCATCTGTTCTACCGCTGGCTAACCTAAATGCCATTAATGGATAATAAGTGCCTTTGGTTACTAAATTTTTTGTGTTTACACCCATACTGGCACCACTGAATATGGCTTTGGGTTCATAACCACCTTCACTAATTATAGTGCTGCATATCACACGCATGGTAGCAGATACTGCACCTGTAGCAGTTATTTCTGCTCTTAATGGTAAACTGGCAGTCTGCATGTATGGTATAGTATAGCTATTGGCATGATGAAATACATGACAAGGAACAAATACACCATTTATAACAAACCCGCAACGCACACTTCCTACACCCAACCATTCAATGTCCATCCAAAAAATTTGTGTTTTGGTAACATCTAATGTGATTTTACTGGGACCAGTACCGTCTAAAGGGTCTATATTCCAGTTGCTTTGCGCTACTTTTTCAGTAGTATCATCTACTGATCCGCTGGTAGCTTTTCTAATAACAAAGTACTTGGTAGTGCCCTCAGTCATGAAATAGACGCCGTTGTTGGCACCAAAATAACCTATTCTCTGTCTCAAACCTGTTCGTGGTGTGGCCATTGCAAAAGTATTCATTACCAACAAGCTCTTGCCAGGTTGATATTGAAACACACATCTGGTTTCGCGAATAACTTGGTCACCTGTAGTGGTTACATTCATGTTTACTGTGCAGGCATTGGCGTCATATGTTTTGGTTGCTGAACCGCTTGTGGCAGAATTCCATTTTGTTGTATCGTCGCTAAATCTATAACTACAGTCAAACAGTGTATATGCATCGCTGATTCTAAGTCTGCCAAATGCATCAGTAGCAGTGCTGTCATTGTAATCGCCGCCGCTGCCGCCAAAACCAGCTTTAACACGGATAATTGGTTGCCCAAGTCCATTGTATTCCATTGCCTTGTGCAGGTTTAATAGATTTGGTTCATCACTGTGAACATAATTTGTGGAATTTGGTACTCTTACGCCCATTACTTCCAAGGCCTCCCCTGTTGTAGACCACCCGCATTTGGATTATCAATTAGGTTGTTGCCGCTATATTTTGTGGGCAATAAGTTAATGTCCAAAGTGTGTAAGGTTCTATATGCAACAGCCGCAGTATTACCGCCCGCATATCGTTCGGTTTGTGCCAAATTTAATTTGGCTTCTTGCTTGAGCTGCTTTGTGCTCAAAGTGCTGATACCGTTAGCTGCCATTTTGGTCTCGTTTCAGTATTTATCCAATATCTTACTTGACTTCTAACACATTTCTGTTAATATATAACAGTAGGAGGACTATATGGCTCGCGCAGTTACAAAACCCAAAACTAAAAAAGAATCCCGTGTAACGGACGTTTTTGACAGTCTGTTGGACAATGCAGCAAGGGAAAAGATCCTTGGTGCTCGTGTAGCATTGGTGCTAAAGCATGGTTTCTTTGGTAACCTTGCCATGCGCCTCAAATTGGTCAATGCGGACAGTTGGTGTGAAACGGCTGCTACAGATGGTCGCCATTTCTACTACAATACCAAATTTGTCAATGACCTTACCACTAACCAAATGATGTTCCTGTTCTGCCACGAACTGCTACATGCTGCTTATGAGCATGTTGGGCGCACTGGCAGCCGTGATCGTCAGCTTTCCAATATTGCAATGGACTATGTAGTCAACGCAGACTGCATGCGCCATGGATTAGGTGAGCGCATTATGCCCTCACTATATGACCAAAAGTATGAGGGCTGGAGCTGGGAACAGGTTTATGATGACCTGTATAAGAACGCCGAAAAGATTGACATGGAAACCTTGCTGGACATGATGTTGGACGAACATCTCGAAGGTGAGGGTGAAGGCAACGGCGATAAGGATGGTAAAGACGGCAAGGGCAAGCGTCCCACGCTAAGTGAAGAAGAACGCAAGAAGATCAAGGATGAATTCCGTGAGGCTATGCTAAGTGCAGCACAGGCTACTGGCGCAGGCAATGTGCCCAAAGGCATTAAGCGTGTGATCAGCCAGCTGACGGAACCCAAGATCAACTGGCGTGAATTGCTTAACCAGCAGATCCAAAGTGTAATTAAAAATGACTACACTTATGCCATTCCTGCTCGCAAGAACTTTGCCAATGGCTTCAGTATCCCTTCGATGAAGAAGGACGAGACTATTGACATCTGTGTTGCAATTGACACCTCAGGTTCCATTAGTGATCGTCAGCTAAAGGACTTTGTTACAGAAGTCAAAGGCATTATGGAACAGTATGATGACTTCAAACTGCGTCTGTGGTGCTTTGATACCAACACTTACCAGCATGCAGAATTTGACAGTGGCAATGCACATGACATTGAAACTTATGAAGCACCTGGTGGTGGTGGTACAGACTTTGATGTCAACTGGACTTGGATGAAGGAAAATGACGTAGAGCCCAAGATGTTTGTGGTGTTTACTGATGGTGAACCCTACGGCAGCTGGGGCGATGAGACATACTGTGACACAGTGTGGATTATCAACAACCCTTACAACAAGGGCATTGTTCCTCCATTTGGTCAGTTTGCTTACTACGAGCAAGCACCAGAAAAGTAAAATCAGAAATTTTATAGGGGGCAAAATCCCCCTATAAATATATACGCAGATAATAACTTAAAGGATATTCAATGAGTGAAGTAACTTCAACCGCAACCGAACAAACAAGCATTAACATTCAAGATATTGTTGGCTTGCTCAATGTTGTAGATGTAGCTGCTCGCAGAGGCGCTTTCAAAGCTGAAGAAATGTCAACTGTGGGCGACCTATACAATAAAGTTGTCAATTTTCTAAAGGCTACGGGAGCCATTAAAGATGAAGCAACAGCAGAAACTGCTGATTCATCAGAAGAACCCGCTAAGAAGAGTTCCAAGAAGGGGAAGAAATAATGAGTTTTTTCAAGCACGTTGGCACAGCCAATGGAAGTAAAAAGGTAATCATCGTCCAACGTCAGCTGCCCGGTGAAGATCATATGGCATCAGTAATTTTTAGCGAAATTATTCCCAGTCGCTTTCACGATGATATTATGAAAGAACTGGAAAGCGATGCTGGACAGAGTGCAAACGAGTTTATCGACGTATTAAAGCGTCGTTACTTCAGCGATGGTCAAAACATGCTGGAAGCATTGCATGGTGAAGGTTACATCAAGAAAGTTGCTTCTAACAATGTTATTATTCGCCCAAACAGCAAGAGTGCAGTTCGCCTAGATGAGCTCAATCGTATGCTAAACGAAATCCGTACAGGCAAAGCCGCTCAGCAAGAACTAGCTGCTGTTGAAACAGAGCCAGTTGTTGAAGCTATTAAAGCCACAGCAGCAGTTGAAGATGATCGCATTGCCAAGTTGGAACAGATGATCATGGGTCTTGCACAGCAAGTTCAGTCACTAGCTACTCCAAAAGCATCTAAGACTAAGAAAAGTGCCTGATCAGTTTAGTGATGATTTCTATGAACGCTGGCATCATCTGCTGGAAGACATAGATATGAGCGAAGTACCACTTAGATTTGTCCGTGAAATCACTGTTCACATGACAGATGAAAGTGTAGTAACATTTGATATCATGACAATGTTTGCTAATAAAACTTCTGTAGTAAAAATCGAAGCTGCTGTAGAACAGTTTTTAGAAGAACACAACGACGAAGTTGAAAACATACATTTTCATATCAATGTTGAAGAATTAGCAAACACAGTTACACAAAAAGTAGATAAGCTATTTGGTAAATGATTAAAGCAATATTTGCAGTTGACCTCCAGGGCGGTATGGGCAAAAATGGCTCACTGCCCTGGCCTCACGATAAAGAAGACATGCAATGGTTTAAACGTGCTACAACAGATCATGTTGTGGTCATGGGCAGTAATACATGGGTAGATCCTGCTATGCCTAAACCTCTGCCTAATAGACATTGTGTGGTAGTAACTAATCAAAATGTAGAATTGTTTCCAGAAGCACACGATGTGATTGCTGGAACAGTATTGCAGGAAAGTATCAGTGTATTAGCAAGTCAACACCCAAACAAAACTGTTTGGATTATTGGCGGTGCTAAACTTATCAATAGCACTAAACATCTTTTCGAAGAAATACATTTAACATTATTTTATGATGATTTCGATTGTGATGTTAAAATAGATTATAAAGATCTACTTAAAAACTTTGCCATGCAGTACGAAACTTATGGCAAGAATAAAATTTTTAGTGTTTGGAAACGAGTATAAGACATGCAGAAATATAATGACCTTTGTGCTAAAGTAATGAAGAATGGTGTACAGAGCCATGATCGTACAGGTGTTGGCACTGTTAGCTTGTTTGGTGAACAGCTACGATTTGATTTGAGTCAGGGCTTCCCAGCAGTTACTACTAAGAAACTAAACTGGCATGCTGTTCGCAGCGAACTACTTTGGTTTATTGAAGGCTCAGGCGACGAACGTAGACTAGCAGAGATTCAATTTGGCACAAGAGATCCTGCTAAGAAAACTATCTGGACTGCCAATGCACAGGCTCCTTATTGGATCGACAAAGCTCGTTACGATGGTGACTTAGGTCGTGTATATGGTGTGCAGTGGCGAGACTGGCGCAGTCCACACTTTGAAGGCACATACAGCTATCGTTCAACAGATCAGTTAGCTAACCTTATTGAAGGTCTAAAGAAAGATCCCACTAGCCGTAGACATATTCTCAGTGCATGGAACCCCGGTGAAATAGACAAAATGGCACTGCCACCCTGTCATACATTTGCACAGTTTTATCTGCGTAATAACAAGCTCAGCTGCCAGATGTATCAGCGTAGTGCAGACTTGTTTTTAGGTGTACCATTTAACATTGCCAGCTATAGCTTGTTTATTCATCTTATTGCTAAAGAGATCGGTGCAGAAGTAGGCGAGTTTGTGCATACGTTTGGTGACATTCATATCTACAACAATCACTTCGATGCTGTTATCACACAGTTGTCACGTGAACCTTATCCATTACCTACATTGGACATCAGCGAAGTAGAAAGCATTTGGATTGCTACACCAGAACAATGCAAGCTGGTTGACTACCAATGCCATCCATTTATCAAGGCTGAAATGGCAGTATGAGACGTGCAATTATCACAGGCGGCTTAGGCTTTATAGGTCATCATCTTTGGCATACAATGCAGAAGCATGACTATCAAGTTGCTGTGATAGACGACGTTAGATTTGCTGGTAAAGATTTAATCAGAGCACGACATCAATACTGCAACAATAATCTATGGTATCACAATCACAGTGACAATCTAGAACTATTGGAAGAACTGGCTTATGGTTATGACACAGTTGTATATCATCTGGCCAGTCATCCTAATCAAGCTACTGTAGCAGAGGATCCTTATGAAGCTGCTGATAACATTGTAGCTAATACTGCAAGAGTTGCACAGTTCTGCAAAGAACGTAGACTTAAATTAGTTTACGTCAGCAGCAGCATGGTATATGGTAATTTTCAAACTGATTATGTTGCAGAGGATCATCCTCTGGAACCAATCAACATGTATGGACTACTGAAAAAACAGGCAGAAGAAATTGTTCGTCAGATCCTTCCTCGTAATCACGTTATCATTCGTCCCAGTGCTGTTTATGGCCCTCGCGATGATGGCAAAAGGGTAATCAGTAAGTGGCTGCAAGAAGCTCGCACTAATGACAACATCAGTGTGCAGAATCCAGGCGCTATGTTAGACTTTACCTATGTAACTGATGTTGTACAAGGATTGCTGTTGGCAGGACAATATGACAAACCAGATACATTCAACATCACAGCAGGCTATGCTCGTAGCTTGGGCGAAGCTGCACAGATGATTGTGAACACAACAGAAAGCCGCAGCAGAATTATCAATACATATGGATCAAATAAAGCACAGCCCAAGCGTGGTGCACTTAACATAGAACATGCACAGCGTAACTTGATGTATCAACCTAAAGTAATGTTGGAAGAAGGCATTGCTAAACTGAGGCACATATGATTAAGCTGTGGGACACAGACGAACAGTTTGATGATCAACGCACTTCTATTCTCAGTGCTATTGCTCGTGTAGGCAACACGGGGCAGTATTTCAATCATCCTGAAATTGATCGATTTGAAACTACTGTTAAAGAAGCGTATGGCTTTGATCAAGTAGTCAGCTGCAACAGTGGCACCACTGCTCTTACACTGGCATTGCAAAATCTATCCAAGCCTGTGCAGAGCATTACTGAAGAAACCAACTGGATCATTGTACCAGCAATGACTTACATTGCTACACCTAATGCTATTGCCAACGCAGGCTTTAATGTTCAATCAATTGACATAGACGAACATTGGCTAATGGACTTTGGTTTGTTAGCTGAGACGCTGGAAACATTCAACAGAATAATCTGTGCTGTGGTATTTGTAGACTTGTATGGTCAAACAGGCAACTTGCCCATGTATTATCACTTGTGCAAGAACTATGACATTCCATTAATTGTAGATGCAGCACAGAGTTGGGGACTTAAAGGCAATGGGTGGGATCCTGCAGACTATGCAGATGTCATGACCTTTAGTATGAATCCTTTAAAGAACTGGGGCGCTATGGGATCAGCAGGTGCACTAGGCAGCAAGTATCAAAACCTCAGTCATCAACGTGCTCAGAGTCATCAAGGCAAGCTGGGTAATGACATTGTAACTAAAGGCGGTAACTATAGACTAGATGCTATACAAGCCGCAGTGCTTAACGCAAAGTATCCTCTAGTTGATAAGCGTATTGCTCGCAAGCGTAAGATCAGTGAATACTATAAAGAAAGATTAAATGGTTTAGTTGAAATGCCTGAATGGGGCGACTGGGCTACACATCAACATTATGTTTTCCCATTTGCTACCAAACGTGCTGATGCTGTTAGACAGCAATTAACAGAAGATGGTATAGAGTTTGGATGCCATTATCATCAAGGTATTAATGAACATACGCCCTATTATGATTACACTTATACTACCAAGACACGCTTCTTAAAGAATAGAATTATCACTATTCCCAATCATGCTCACTTGTCAGACAGTGACGTAGAACGTGTGATTACTTCAGTTATATCTGCACTGTAAATTTTCTTAAAGTATTGTTCCAGCCAGGCCCATTCAACTGTGGGCATTACTGCTTCCTCAGTTAAGCCATGTTCACGAATATAGTTCATAGCATCAATAGCACCACGTTGGCTCCATTCGCTGCCTTTAGTCTGCCAAGCCCATAAACGATATTCGCCTTCCACACTTAGTTCACCATTGGCATAATAATTGAGCTTTACTACTTCACGAAAGGCTGTGCGCCATGCTAGCCAAGGATCATCGCTTAGATCAGTTTCACTAATAGTGATAGGCACTACCACATGCTGCTGCACCAGTGTCATGTCCAGTCCTCCTTGATTCTCTAGCATTAGTTTTTTATTGTAGGCAATAGGTGCCATGTGTCCGTATATAAGTTCTGTTTCTAAATTCTTATTAAGGAAGATGTAGTGTTTGCTCTGCTGCCAATAGTCAGGTTGCCAGCCAAAGCCAATGTTGTCATACACATCTAATACTCTGCACTTGGCGAATACAGCAATAAACCAATCTGTAGAACTTAATTTAGCTGCTGCTTGATAACTAGCCAAGCGACCGTTAACACCATCCACACGTTTAGCATGACCAAATATTTTCTTACACTGTTGCCAGTTGCGCTCTGCTTGACTTTCACCGTTGCTGATAAAGATTACATCAATGCGTGGTTCTGTAGCAAACACAGTGGCCATTTCCAAATATGGATATTCATATATTTCTTTCTTAACCACACAGTCTCGCGGCACCAAGCAAGTGCTGTGGCTTTTGTTAAGTGCTACTACACTACGCTTTTCCCACAAGCAGACATCTACTACCTTCAACAAATCCGAATCTTTATGCTTATACACTGTGTAGATACTGCGGCTGGGATTCTGACGAATGGCTTCTGCTAAGTTGTCATTTGTATATTCAACTACAGGCCAAGGCTTGCGTGAGAGTTCCTTGTGATTGAAGTTAAACTTGAATTTGTTGGTCTGCAAGTATGTGGGAATATGAATTAGGAATGTATCACCTTTCTGTTGAATACCGCTGGGCCAACAATGTGTTTGTTCTACTTCATCTAACTCAGGCAAGTAGTCTAAATTAAAGTCTGTGTAATCACAGCAGTTACTCAATACCCACAACCATTCTTGATCAGTTTTACGAGCAGCAGTCTTTAATGCTTCTTCCATAGTGCTGAGGAAACGCTGTTGCTTATACTGACTCTTGCTGCCATCCATCAACATGTCTAGTTCAATAACATCATAATGATTCTGCAACATCAGATCAGTGTGATGATATTTGTATCGTGATTCCTTATGTAGGTTATCAGCTCGAACTAACCATGTATAGCTTAGTCGCTCTCTGCCTTTTACAGTGAAGCAATGTATGAAATCGCTGTCCCAAGCAGGAGGAAGCCAAGAAAAATCGAAGTTACTGTAATCAATACGTTCGTCACAAATCCATATCCATTCACTACCAAATGCCAGTTTGCTGGCTGTAATACGAAGATTGTCCTGCCAGTTGTCTGACTCTAAGTGTATGCTGGTAAACTTAGGCCAGAATACTATGGGCACAACACCATCGTTAAATTCTAATTCACTTGTGTGATACTTGAACTTTAAATTGTTCAAGTCACAGTCTTTATGCACTAACCATGTATAACTTAGTTGCTCTGCGTTCTTCATGCAGAAAGCATGCACTTTGCTTTTGTCCCAGGCATCTGGCAACCAAGCAAAATCAAAGTTATCATAGTTGATACGTTCGTCAGTGTACCACGTCCACTCATGCTCTGGTGGATCTTGCAGTATCTTTTGTGACAAGCTAACTCGTAAATCATCGTTCCATGTCTTAACATAACGCTGAGCAAATTGTAAATCACTTGAGTGATAAACAGGTTCTTGTGTTTTATCATAATAAAAAGGATTGACCAGTGCAGTATATGCCAACTGCTCTGTGCCTTGCATAGCAAAATAATGTATCTTGTCTTTGTCCCATGTGTCGGGCAACCAATTAAAATCAAAGTTGCTGTAATCAATACGACGGTCTTTT